CATGCAAAAACCAATAAATGGTTTCAGTAAAGCTGTTCTCAATAGCGCCAATACATCTAGCATTAACACTTAGAGGGGTTCCATCGATATAGCTTAATGATGTCAAAGGGGTATTACCCTTGGTGTTTTCAATTACACCAATCTCGGACTTCTCAGTAGAGCCCATCCTCACGTTCATAGCATCAATGTATTCTCCGTCAGGGACAACTCTTTGGTCATAGACCTTATTCATTCTCCCTGCTGTGAAGTTCCTGCTAAACTTTGCCATCTTATTTAATTTGCTTGTCTAATCCTCTCAAATTCATTAAGAGTCTACCCGGATGAATATTACTGATTCTAATCTTAGCGTTTCTCAATAAGGCTGACTTCTCCTTGCGAGCACGAGCAACAATATATTCTTGAACTCCTATCTTGCTACTCAATATTTCATACTGAATATAAGCATAAACGTACTTTTCAAATAACTTATTTACCGTAATCTTTGAGTTGTCTCCCTGCTCCATTCCGTCAGAAACGTACTCTACAATACACTGCTGACCAGCCATTGGTGAGTCAAAGTTAATTACACCAGCTTTCCTGTCAATGTTAAAGGTAGGATTAAAGTTTGCCGTCTCGGTATTTAAGCCATAAGCGGCACCAATGTTCCCCTCAAAATACCACATCCCATCGTAGTTCCATCCTTCGTTGCCATCAAATTGATTGGCCTTGTTAAGGTAGATGCTTTTCTTAATGCTAGTGATGTTGTCCAAATCAATCTGAGAATACTCAGGAGACAATGCATTACCCTGCTCGTCAAATAGAATCCTATACTGATTGTCCTGAAGGTATGCTTTAGATGATAAGGTCTGAATGTTTTCAGATAGTGGTCTCAACCATCCGTCTTTGTAAAGAGATATCCTCACCCAGTTGACATAGTCAGATGGCAGGATATACTTTAAGTTATCGCCAACAGTAAGCTCTAGAACCTTTATCTCTTTAAATGCATCGTAGTTCAACTCTTGGATAGCTCTCTTTGCATGGAACAATATCCTGTATCGCTCCTCGTTGTTCACTAGAGAATGATTCCCTGAGTACATTAACAAGAAGTTGTTAACAATATCCTGAAGGCTTACATATTGATAAGACCCCCAATTGGCATCCTCAGGAGCAACGCCACCATTTTCGTAGTACTGATATTGACTAATGTATGCCATGATTATTGTGATTGTTTTTGTTCTTCACCTCCACCAAATTGAACCGCCTCAATCTCACGTATAGACATTCCTGCGTACTGTAGGATTTTTGAGACAAGTTTTATCTCATCTTCTATTGGGACTTCAAAGTCTTGATAGTCAAGTTGAGATTGATTGAACACTGGCTCACCATTTGCCAAGGTTATGTATGTCCATTTAGGGTCTTTTGGATACCTAAAATAAGTAGCATCCACCTCGTTAGCAAGGTTAATGGTTGATGGGTACACGGTAAGTACATTGCCTGCCTGCGTGTAAGCAGGATACAACTCCGTAGGAGCGGTAAGGTTTGAGTTTATAAGCATTGTAATATTCGAATGCGTTACCTTCTCCGCTTCACCTTTAAAGACTCTAGTGACACCAGATGCATCATAACAAAGAACTTTGTTAATCATAAAGTAATCAAATCCAGTAGTTGAAGCAGATGGAAGGAAGAATCTATTTGAAGCTGCGGTGACCTGAGTAAGAGTAGATGTAACTATAAACGTTTCAACAGCCTCTTCTAATGCTTTACGCAAATCAGAATAGTCAGTGCCCGACATACGAGCGTTCTCCATATTTGTTATCTTGTTGTACTCAGAGAAGAACTCTTCGAATACTTCCATCTGTGCTTGCTTGGCAAACAAGTTAAAGTCTGACGGAGATATGTACCCGTAGTTGTTCTTGTTCAAAACGGATAGCACCGTATTTCTAACAGAGTTTATCATTTTTTCGCCTTTTTACAAATATACATAAAAAAAGAGGGCACAAAAAATGCCCTCATTTCCAAGTGTTAACAAACCATTTTAACCATTTATGCCAATATAGCATCCAACATTCTCAGTCCATCAATGCCCTCATCACTCTGTAGGAAACCGCCTGCAATTTCATAAGGGTCCTCACCATAAGGGATTGACATCATTTTCTTTTTGTTGGTCGCTGTATTAAACCAAATCTCTTTATCATTGTTTCTCAAAACCAATAACTTGTTTTCGAAGAACATTCTGATTTTAGCTTGAAACTTTAATTCAGGGTCATTCAATATACTTAAGAACTCTCTAGGTTCTGTCTTGGCAAACACCAAGATGTCACGCTTCAATTCAGCAGTGGATACCGTAGATGGGTCCTTGCCAAACATTACTCTAGTAAGAGTTTCAATCTGTTCAATAGTTAATTGACGTGCTTCTACTAACGCCTCTACTTCTAGGTTCAAATCATCAACCTGTTCAGCAGCTTCTTTCTCCTTGTCTACTTCAGTAAATATAAGCCCATTCAATGGATGGTAGTGAAGGAACTGTTGTAGAGCAGGATTTTGCTTTGGGACTCTCAAGAATCCATCTTCAAAAATGATGGGCTCAATGATTGCATTTCCATCTTGTTCGTCTTCAAATGGAGACTTCTGATTGGATGCATATCTAAGTGCACGATTGACATTGTTCTTCTCATCAAACCACATCAAAGGATATCTAGGATGGTTTCTTGATGCCAATGTATAAGACAGCGGATTGCCGTTTTTCAATTTGTAGACCTTGTCTACAGGGATATTCTTTGCCATTTGTTATTGAATTTAATTTGATTTAAAATTTAAAAGGAGAGTGTCCTACAGGACACCCTCAGTTAGTTGTTACTTTTTTGCTTTAAGCTTATTAACCACTTCTTTAGCTCCAGCCTTACCCATAGAGCCTTGTCTTGCTAGGTTCCCCTTTGATGTAACTTTTCCAGCTGCATTCCTCATAGTATAGTTGTAGGTCTGCTCATCTGGCTTGTTCATGCTTGTGGTATCAATTGACATTCTATATCCCTTTTTACCAACAGCAACATCCATTAATGGTGCTCTCTTATTAATAGTGCTAGACTTCTTTGCTGGTTCGTCAACAATTCGAGAGGCTTTTACTGTAACCTGAGGAAGTGTTTTTGGTCCCGGGCCTTTTTTCTTTGGTACAGGGTCTCCTCCTTTTTTCTTAATAGCCATAATGTTTTTTATTTAAAGGGTAAAAGAGGGGCCAATTGGCCCCTCTATTTATTTATCATCCGTATCTGAACAATACGAAGTTGTTTGCACCTAAGGTACATACACAACGCTCAGATAGGAAGTTTACCTCCATTGCATCAAGGTCGCTAGTTTGTGCTCCACCAGCAGAACCTGTAATCCAAGTCTTGTAACGTCTGTCTTCAGCTTCAGAAGCTCTGTAACGTACGTGCAAGAATGGACGCTTAGCGTTCTTACCCATGATTTGGTCATACACTGAAGTAGAACCTGCAGGAACCATCAAACCTGTGATAGTACCAGTTGCAGTAGCTGCAGTAGTATTTAGACCACCACGCATGGTTGGGTCGTTCAAGTACTTCCAGTCAGACTTGTAGAAGTCATAACCTCTACGGAAGCCAGTGAATCCAAGGTTCAACGCCATCTTCTCATCATTGTCAAATAGACCATAAGAAGTACCACCTGCACCGTAGCTGTTCTGAGCTGCCAACATATCGTCAATGTCAAAGCTGAATGCTCTGTTCAAGAAGATTACGTTCTCTTCGATAGATCCCTGCTTGTCAAGACGAGAGATGATGCTATCAAAATCAGAAAGAGTAGTTGGGTTACCACCACCCCATACGTTACCACGATTGTTAACAACATAGAAGATACCTTCAGAACCTTTGTTACCATATGTTGGGTTCAAACTAGCGTTAGCTGCACCAGAACCAGACTCAGCAGGAACCGCTTCAATCATTGCAGTCTCAAGATAGTCTTCGAAACGTAGACGAGTCTCGTGCTCAGACTTCAAATACCAAAGGTATCCAGTCGCACCGTTCTCGGTAGTTACTTCTACCCATCCAATCTGAGCCATGTCAGAACCAGATACTGCATACTTGTCCTTGATGATGATTGGAGAGTTGTCGAAGAATTCATCTTCAGCTTCCAAAGATCCGATCATTCCAACAGTTCCTTTTTTAAATTCAGAACCATAGATCCATACTGAAAGAACAGCAGTTCCAGAGAAAGTCTGTCCTCCAGCTTCGTAGTAAGCTACATCGAAAGTGTCAGCAGAAGTGTTAACAGCGGTAACGATACCCTTGTTAGAAAGACCTGTAGCATTATCAGAGATAAATACAGTCTGTCCAGCACGGATCGCAATAGCGGTTACGTTAGCATCAGAAACAGTAATAGTTGCGGAATCAGCAGCAGCTGCCGCAGATGAATCACAGTTCACATACTTGGTATGCAAACGACCTTGCTCAGCCCACTTGATCATATCAGAGTTGGAAGGCATTTCAGCTCCTACCATTCTTAGGAAGGAAGCTACTGTACGGTTACCATAACGCTCAAATTCTTTCTCGTAAGTATCAGGTAGATACTGGTTCAAGAAGTCGAAGTTGGTAATGTAGTTTGTTGATAAGGGAACCTGCTCAGCACTCGGCTGCAATTGGAACCCAGGAGAATTTAATACTGCCATTGTTTTTTTTTGTTTTTAGTTGTTACATTCTTTTAATACTGCGGATTTTTAGACCCTTTCCAGAGTCTGGCGCAACCGCCTTCACCTGCATCCCACCCTTATTAACAACCTCAGGAGCTCTACGCTCAGACATATTTATATTTTTGGTCTTTCGTAAAACGTCATCGGTAGCATCCGCTTGCCCTTGCTCATAAAAGAATTTGGCAAACTTATCAGGATTCATTGCGATAGACAAAGACCTGTGGTATCCAGCTGCATCCTTAATTAGTCCACTGTCATCCAAGAACTTATTAACAAAGTTTAATGGACTCGACTGAGCACTCTTTAATTCTGAACCAGATGCCGGAGTAAATAGAATCTTCTTATCGTTAATGTCGAACTCAAATCCTTTGAAGTCTTTACTAAAGACCTCATCTGTCTTTTGGTCGAACCATCTACGCTTTCGATTACCTTCCTCCTCTACAGTCTTTGACTGTTTTGTATACTGACGATAAGCCTCAAACTCTTCCTTCTCTTCTGGAGATAAGCCCATACCACTTGACTCAAGCGGAAGCTTATATTTATCTTTCTGAGAATTGAAATGTTTCTTGGCCTCGGCAATAGCTTTCTTTCTTGCAATCTTTACATGCTTAATCTTTGACTCATCATCTAGGTCTTCATCGTAGGTGTAATCCTCCATCAAGACTTCAATGTCCTCTTCGTCTAAATTCTGCTGCGTATCTGCAAGGTACTCTTTAAGAAGTTGATTCTGGTCCATTGAATCGTAGTCTTTCCTAAGCTTTAGGAAATCATCAAATCCTCTACCAGTATCCTTCTTATAATTCAAATAAGCTGCAACATCCTCAGGCAATTCTTCATTGCTCTGTCTCTGATCCATCAACTCATCAAATGAATTGATTTGCTTATTGTATCTTTTTCCAATATATGAAAGAACTTTTTCTTCAGATAACTCCTCCTCTTCAGGAGCACTCTCTTGAACTGCATTGTCAATACTAGAAGTATCCAACTGCACTTCACCATTAATCTCCCTTTCATGTTTTTCAAGTAGTTCTTTCTCTACTTCCTGTACACTCTTTGGCTCAATTCCATCTAGTGATCTTACTTTGATTTCCATTTAATTAGATTTTATGTTACAAATATATATTTTTTTTTAACGTGGCTCAAACTCTGCCATGTCGAACCCATCAAGCGTGTCCTCGTTGGACTCAAAACTCAATGGAGGTAAGTTGTTCTTTCTCTGGTTAATCAACTTAGACTGCTCAGAATTCTGCTGACTTATACGCTTGGCTTTAGACTCTTCCTTCATCGTATCTCTATCTGCAAGTGCAGTCTCCTTAACACCAGCAATCTGCATCTGATACTTAAACTCTTCAGCCATTAGCATTCTCTTAAGCTCTGCCTCTGCCTTTAGCTTCTCAATGTCGAACGCCACCTCTGCCTGCTTAATCTGCATCTTAGATTGGGTATCCAACTGAAGCTGTTGCATAGCTGCCTGAGCAGCAAACTCTTGAGACTGCATCTGCTGCTGAGCCATCATGTCCTGCTTCTGGATCATCATCTTCTCTTCTCGCTCCTGCTTCTTGATTCTCTTCATCTTAAGTAGCTGGTTGGCAAGCTTAAGATTCTTAAGCTCTCTAATGTCAATAGCATCCTCAAGATTAATATCTCCCTTAGACAATGCCATTTGAACATTCGCTTCGAGCTGAGCTCTCTGCTCCTCATCAGGAGAAATCTCAATGAAGATACCAAAGTCGTATAGGTACAAGTCCTTGATGTCATTCAAGATAGATACATTGTACTTACCAATCTTATTAGCAAAGTCATCCTTAAAGTCAGCGTACTGCAATATGTCAGCAACACGATATGTAAGTGCCTCAGCAAGAGACCTATAGATAAATAGACCACTCTCAAGTATATGTCTTGTAGCTGTATTAGAGTTAAGTGCTGCAAGCTTCTGTACACCTACTAGCGCATTAGGGTCAGGAGTAGATCCATCCCTAGCCTCGTTAAGTCCAGTCACAGACCGAATCATATCAAGGTAGTGATTGTAGTTAGCAATCAACATTTGAGTCTTTGCAGATCCTGAGTTAGATGTAAGCTGCGTAATAGGAACTCGTGCATTGTTAAACTCACCATCCTGAGTATAGCTTCGACCAATGACACTACCAGTCTGGAAGTATAGTCTTAGTGCATCCTCTGGGTTGTAAGCAGCACCTGTTCCCAAGTCAACCTCATTCAATCCATCTGCATCAATGAACACACCATCAGGCACAGTACGTGCAATGACCTGCTGTAGCTTCAAGTGAGTCAACTGAATCAAGTCAGCGAAAGGTATCATCCTTCTCACCAACGACTCAATGGCACCCTTGTACATCCGTGGTGCTACCGCTACATAGTTTGGTATTGCATGCTGAGAGGCAGACTTTGGTCTAACCATGTTCTCAGACATCTCCCACTTCAACAAGAAGTTAGTGCCCATCACCATCACACCATCGTACCATACGTCAATGGTCTTCTCCAACTTCTCAAACTTGCCATCCTCCATCATCTCTGTAGGAGGGTTGAACTTATCGTCCTTCTCTATAATACGGGTACCACCACCTTCAAGAATCTTCTTCTTGTAGACCATCTTCTTAGTGGTCTTGTAGTTGAAGTAAAGTAGGGTACAGGTATCTCTA